TACTTCCGTTAGTAACTACTCAATTATAAATAGATATAACGACAGTCATAGAGCATATATTAAAACTGAAACTGCTAGCGAAGCAGACGTGCAAATATTACAAGATATGGAAGCCCAACACCTTGACGTAGGTGAATCTTCAGCACAGTCCAATATAACAATAATTCAAACGGATTAAATAACAATGTATTTAACTTTACTTTTAACAGCATTCCTTTTAGGTTGGTTCTGTTATTCTATTTACAAATGGATAGATAGGGAATTTTAATGGAACAAAGTAACGGAAACGGAGTCAAAACAAAAGTAGATATAGCTAAACTCAAAAAAGACGTTGAGCAGATAGATTCAATACACATACGATTAGATAGAGCAATAGATAAATTAACAGATGTATCAACATCTATTAAGTCTATGTTGGCAGTACACTCCGAAAAAATTGCTAGACAAGAACAACTTGATGAGGTTATTTTTCAAAAAATAACTGAAAGAAAAGAAGAAATAGAAAAAGTAAATTTAGATATAACAAGAGAATTAGGAGTTGTTGAAAGACGTTTATTAGTAGAAATTAAATCACTCAAAAATGACTTTGGTGCTAGAGTTAGTGTGTTAGAAAAATATAGATGGATTATATTAGGTGCTGCTATAGTAGTAGGTTGGATAGTATCAAGAAACTTCTCCGAAATTATTGGGTTGGTGAGCCAATAGGAAACTCGTAGGTTTTACCCTAGGAAAACACCCAGGACTTTTTTTTGTTCACCAGGTTTGCCACACAGACTTGACTTTTTTGTTCAAATGGTGTATATTATGAGATAGTGTTATGTCAAGTTATATAGATTTAAAGTATATCAATGCTATCTCTTCAGCATTGCAACAGTTTAAAAAGAAAACGGATTATCTTTTCAATTTTAGGTGTCCACATTGTGGAGACTCGCAGAAAAGTAAAACGAAAGCAAGAGCATATCTTTATAGAGTAAAAAATGATATGTTTTTCAAATGCCACAATTGTGGTATGGGTCAGAATTTATCAAATTTCATTAAATTCTTGGATCCTAAAAAATATGGAGAATACTTATTAGAGAGATACAAGGGATCGGCACCTTCCACGCCCCAGCCAAAATTTGACTTTAAACCAACAAAATTTAAAGAAACAAATTTATTAGATTCCTGTATTAAAGTAAGTACATTAAAAGACGGACATCCTGTGAAGGAGTACGTACAAAAAAGATTGATTCCTCCACAATATTATGATATAATTTATTTTGTTGATAAATTTCACAATTTTGCTAATAAAGTAAAACCAGGCACATTTAAAGAAAGTTACGAACACCCTAGGTTGATTATTCCTTTTTTTGATGTAACTGGTAAGTTGTTTGCGTTTCAAGGTAGAGCATTTGGTAAAGAACAACCAAAATATATTACTATTAAACTTGATGAAACAAAACAAAAAGTTTTTGGACTTGAACGTGTAAATTTTCAAAAACACATTTATATAGTTGAAGGTCCAATTGATAGTTTATTTTTAGATAATTGTTTGGCAGCAGGTGGTGCTGATTTAACATTAAGAGTATCAAGTGACCAAGTTACATATATATTTGATAACGAACCACGTAATAAAGAAATTATAAAACGTATGTACGCTGTGGTTGAAAAAGATTATAACGTAGTTATTTGGCCAAATGACATACAACTAAAAGATGTAAATGAAATGATTATGAATGGTATGAAAATAAGTAAGGTAAGAGATATCATAAGTAACAATACATTTAGCAAATTAGAGGCATTAACAAAATTAAATCATTATAAGAAATGTTAGGAGTATTTAAATAAAATGGTGAATGAAAATATAAGCGTAGTGAAGCGAAATGGTAGAGGTAAGGAATTCCTTAACATTGAGAAGATTCACGAAATGGTAGAATATGCGTGTGAAGACATAACGCAAGTTTCTGCTTCTTCTGTAGAAATGAATAGTGGTCTACAATTTTATGATGGAATATCAACAAACGAAATTCAACAAATTTTAATAAAATCAGCAAACGATTTAATTACGTTAGACAATCCAAATTATCAATATGTTGCCGCTAGACTATTACTCTATAGTTTAAGAAAACAATTATTTCACAAATTATGGGATCACCCACATATTTACACTCACGTTAATGATAGTGTAAAAAAAGGTGTATATGATCCTGATATTTTAAAATGGTATGACAAAAATGATTTTGATAGAATGGAAAATTGGTTAACTCACGAAAGAGATTATACTTTTACATATGCAGGTTTAAGACAAGTCATTGACAAGTATCTTGTACAAGATAGAAGCACAGGTGATATTTACGAAACTCCACAATTTATGTATATGATGATTGCTGCTACTATCTTTGCACATTATCCAAAAAATAAAAGAATGAGTTATGTGAAAAAATATTATGACGCAATTTCAAGATTTAAAATTAATATTCCAACACCAGTTATGGCAGGTGTACGAACACCTATTAAACAATATGCTAGTTGTGTATTAGTTGATGTTGCAGATACCTTATCTTCAATTTTCTCTAGTGATATGGCAATTGGTAAATATGTTGCTCAAAGGGCAGGTATAGGAATTAATGCAGGACGTATAAGAGGAATCAATTCTAAAATAAGAGGTGGGGAAGTACAACACACAGGTGTTATTCCTTTTCTTAAAAAGTTTGAAGCAACTGTTAAATGTTGTACTCAAAATGGTGTACGTGGTGGTTCAGCAACGGTTCATTTTCCAATTTGGCATAAAGAAATAGAAGATATTATTGTTTTAAAAAATAATAAAGGTAGTGAAGATAATAGAGTAAGAAAATTAGACTACTCTATACAATTATCAAAATTATTTTACGAAAGATTTATTAATGATGAAGAGATAACTTTATTTTCACCACACGAAGTACCAGAATTATATGAAGTGTGGGGAACAAAAGAATTTGATGAAGTATATAAAACGGCAGAAAGAAAAACAAGTGTATGGAAAACTAAAGTCAAAGCACAGGATTTGTTTATGTCAATTTTAAAAGAAAGAGCAGAAACAGGTCGTATTTACATTATGAATATAGACCATTGTAATACTCACTCCTCTTTTAAAGATAGAATTTATATGTCTAACTTATGTCAAGAAATAACTTTACCAACAGACCCTATAAGTCATATAGATGGTAAAGGAGAAATTGCATTATGTATTCTATCAGCAATTAATGTAGGTCTTTTAAAAGATTTAGACGAATTAGAATCCTTATGTGATTTAGCAGTAAGGTCACTAGACGAAGTTATAGACCATCAAAAATATCCAGTTAAAGCAGCAGAAATTTCTACAAAAAATAGAAGAAGTTTAGGAATTGGATATATTGGTCTTGCTCATTACTTAGCAACATTAGGACTTGGTTATGAAACTAAAACTGCTTGGAAAGAAGTAGATAAGTTATCAGAAGCATTCCAATATAATCTATTAAAAGCAAGTAATGAATTAGCAAAAGAAAAAGGTCAATGTAAAAGTTTTAATAGGACAAAATATTCAGACGGTATCTTACCAATAGACACCTATAAGAAAGAAGTTGATGAGATTGTATCTAGGAAACTAACTTATAAATGGGAAGAATTGAGAAAAGATATTAAGGAATTTGGGTTAAGACATAGCACACTCACAGCTCAAATGCCTTCTGAAAGCTCTAGTGTGGTATGTAATGCTACAAATGGTATAGAACCACCTAGAGATTATATTTCAGTTAAGAAAAGTAAGAAAGGCACTTTAAAACAAGTTGTACCTGATTACAAAAGATTAAAAAATAATTATACATTATTATGGGATATGAAATCTAATGAAGGATATATAAACATAGTAGCAGTAATGCAAAAATATTTTGACCAATCAATTAGTGGTAATTGGTCATATAATCCTGAAAATTATGATGATGGAGAAATACCATTATCAATAATGGCAGAAGATTTATTAACAACTTATAAATTAGGTTGGAAGACATCTTATTATCAAAACACATATGATAGTAAGAAAGATGTAGAGGAACCTGTACATCCTATCGGTTGGAAAGATGATGTACCAGAAACAAAGACTATAATGGAGAAAAAAGACGAAGAAGAATGTGAGACCTGCGTAATTTAAAGGAACTTTATGGCATTTTTATGTGCAAATATACCACACACGGAAGTACTAGTTAAGAAACAGTATCTTTATGATTTAGAAAAGGGACACGGTGAGTTTGAACCAGGTATTTGGTGTAGTGTTAAAAGTATTCAAGGACGAGCATTATATTTTGAAACATATCTATATGAAACAGGTGCTTTATATGATAAACTTCCTATATCAGCATTTGTGTGGAAAGAAACAAAAGAAGATTTAAAGTTAGGTGATTTACAATTATGGGATTGTTTTAGTTATGATATATCAGTTATTGAAAAACAAGTGATAAGTGGCAATAGATGTAAGTATCTAACACCAAATAAGAAATTATATGAAGGAAATTATATGTTTAGTATAGACAGTTGTAATTCAACTAACAAAGAGATTAATATAGGTTATAGTGAAACTCCAAGTCAGCATAAATCTTTTAATATAATAAAATTAGATAATGGACATTTTGCTGCTCAACCAAATAATAGAGTTTTATTTTATGATAAGTCTTTAACACCTAGCAAACCAAAAATGCCTGATTATAAAGTATCTACTAGAGAGTTTAGTGTGGACAATATAAGTAAATGGACAGCAGGTGATAGTGATAAACACCATTACGAGTTAATAGAAACAGATAAAGAACACGAAACTAAAATGATAGAGTTAGGTGAAATGATGGTAAGATGGCCAAATTATACACTTGAAGAATTACAAAAAGAACAAGCATTAGCTGAGGCAGCAGACAGATTTAAAAAAAATGACTAAAAGCGTTTTTAATATAGATAAAAAATTAGATTATACTAAACAACCTATGTTTTTTGGTAAAGATTTACAGTTACAAAGATATGATACTATGAAGTATCCTATTTTTAATAAACTATTTCAACAACAATTAGGATACTTCTGGAGACCAGAAGAGGTATCTTTACAAAAAGACATTGCAGATTATAAAGAACTACCTGATCCTTTAAAGTTTATATTTACATCTAATATAAAATATCAAACAATGATGGATAGTGTGCAAGGTAGAGGACCAGCATTAGCATTTTTACCTTTTGTTTCAATACCTGAATTAGAAAGTTGTGTTATTGCCTGGGACTTTTTTGAAAACATACACTCACACTCTTATACATATATTATAAAAAATTTGTATTCTAATCCTAGTGAGGTTTTTGATACAATAGTTACAGATGAAAAGATTGAAAAAAGAGCAAATAGTATTACACAAACGTATGATGATATGATTAATTTAGGTTATAAATGGCAATTGAAACACGATAGTGTTGATATGTATGAATTGAAAAGAAAATTATTTTTAACATTAATGACTGTTAATATATTAGAAGGATTAAGATTTTATGTTTCTTTTGCTTGTTCGTTTGCATTTGGAGAATTAAAGTTGTTAGAAGGTTCTGCTAAAATACTTTCTTTAATTGCAAGGGATGAAACTTTGCATTTATCAATAACACAAAGAATACTTAATAACTATCGTGATAATGAAAATGATAAAATTATGAATAAAGTGATGAAAGATACAGAAAAAGAAGTTTATACAATGTATGAAAATGCAGTTGGACAAGAGAAACGTTGGGCAACTTATTTATTTTCAAAAGGTTCTATGATAGGATTGTCAGAAAAACTATTACATCAATTTGTAGAGTATATGGCAAATAGACGTATGAGAGCAATAGGATTAGAACCAAGATATGACCAAAAAGTAAATCCATTACCTTGGGTAGACCATTGGTTAAATAGTAGGTCATTACAAAATGCACCACAAGAAACAGAAATTGAAAGTTATGTTATAGGTGGAATTAAACAAGATGTACAGAAGGATCAGTTTAAAAAATTTAAATTATAAAAAGGAGAAAAAATGATTTGGTTATTAATTTTTATTGTAATTGCAGGATATTTATTAGCAGAACATAAGAACATTATAATGTATTTAAAGGATAAAATTAAATGAAGTGTGATAAGATTTTAATAGTTGGAGGAGGCTCCGCTGGGTGGATGACTGCTTCAACTTTAATTAGAGCTTTTCCTGATAAAGATATAACTGTATTAGAATCACCTAAAATTCCAACAATATCAGTTGGTGAAAGTACAATCTCAAAAGTTAAACAATGGACAAAATTTCTCGGAATAGAGGATAAAGAATTTTTAAAACATACCGACGGTACTATTAAATTTAGTATTAAGTTTACAGACTTTAATGGAAAAGACGAGGCGGCATTTCATTATCCTTTTGGTGCAGTTGTAACAGAAGGAACTAAATTAAGGTATAATGATTGGTGGATGAAAAAGGCATATAATCCAGGACTACCAGTTTCAGATTATGCTGATTGTTTTTCTCCTGTTATGGCATTAATTAATCAAAGTAAGGGTGCTAAAAACTTCCGTGGTTTTGATAATGATAAAGATTCTGCTTATCAGTTTGACGCAATTAAATTTGGTATATGGTTGAGGGATCATTATTGTATCCCTAGAGGTGTCAAACATATTCAAGAAGATATAAGTACCGTAGAACAAGATGAAGAAGGTATAGTTTCTTTGAACGGCAAACATAAAGCAGATTTATATGTTGATTGTACAGGTTTTAAATCAATGCTTTTAGGAGGTGCATTAAAAGTACCTTTTGAACCTATCCCTAAACTACCAAATAATAAAGCGTGGGTAACCAAGATTCCTTATATAGATAAAATTAAAGAGATGAAATCTTATACCAATTGTACAGCAATAGAGAATGGTTGGGTATGGAATATACCATTATGGAGTAGAGTTGGAACTGGCTATGTTTATTCAGATGAATTTGTTTCTGACAAGGACGCATTAAAAGAATTTAAAAGTCATTTAAAGAAAAATGGTGCTAATGTAGAAAAATTAGAATTTAGAAATCTTAAAATGAGGTGTGGTATACACGAAAGATTATTTGTAAAAAATGTTGTTGCTATAGGTTTAGCTAATGGATTTGTTGAACCATTAGAAAGTAATGGTTTGTTTTCAGTACACGAATTTTTAATAGAACTTGTAAGAAATTTAAGAAGAGGTGAAATTACACAATGGGACAAAGACAACTTTACGTTTGCCTGTAAATCTATCTATTATGGGTTTGTTGAATTTGTTGGTTTGCATTATGCTTTATCAACAAGAAATGATACACCATATTGGAAAGCAAATAACAGTAGAGATTGGGAAGAAAGTTTATATAATCTGAAACCTAAAGCATTCCTTGGATATTTACAAGCTGCTTTACAAAGAAACAAATATTGGGAGTTTCCTATTGATTCTCCTGAAAGTGCTGGTAATAGCGGATTACATTTTATAGCGGCTGGTTTCAATTGGGCACCAGATGATTTACCTAATCTAATATATCATACACATAAGAATAAGGAAGAAATAAAAGAAATAATGGAACCGTATTTTAAGAAATTAGATGTACGTAAAGAAATGTGGAATAAAGAAGCTGAAAAGTATCAAAGTTACCACGACTTTATACTAGAAAATTATTATAAGTAATATTATGAATCCAAATGAATTAACTAAACGATTTAAAATCAGTTGTGAGAATTGTAAAACTAAATTCACAATTAAATATGATGAAGATAATACAGATATGAAACCAATGTCTTGTCCATTTTGCAGTTTTGAATTTGATGATGAAGACGCAGATGAAACGGTTGAATTAAATGACAATGAAGGAGATGAAGATGAAACAAGTTGGGATTGATTATAGTTTAACAAGTCCTGCCATATGTATAACAGACGACAAATTTATATTTGAACGTAGTCGTTTTTATTTTCTAACTAATAAGAAGAAACATTTAGGTATATTTGGCAATATAACTGGTTCGGAACATCAACCGTGGACAGACCCTATCCAAAGATTTACTCAAATTTCTGATTGGGTTTTAAAAGTTCTACGTTTATATGAACCTGGTGGGATTACAATATCAATTGAAAACTATTCATATGGTTCTAAAGGTAGAGCAGTATTTCAAATAGCAGAAAATTGTGGTATACTTAAATATAGATTATTAGAACAAAAATGGAATTATAGTGTTGTTGTACCAAGTGTTGTTAAGAAATTTGCTACAGGTAAGGGTAATGCAGATAAAGAAATGATGTATGAACAATTTTGTAAAGATACAAAAACAGATTTAAAGAAATTATTAGACACAGCAAAAGCAGGCAATCCTGTATCAGATATAGTTGATAGTTGGTATATAGCAAAGGCAAATTATGGGCGACTTTAAATTATTAAAAGCAAAGAAAAGAGTTACTTGTACAGATGAACCTTTAGTAGGTGTAACTCCAAAAGTATTAAAAGTACCATTAGAAAATTTAATGTTAACTACTGATAATGATTGGATGATGAAAAGATATCCTAATTTTAAGAAAAGTATAGAGAGTTTAGGTATGATGTATCCAATCATATATACTAATATGAAGTATTATTGGTTAGTAGAAAAAAGATGGCCGAAGGACGCATATTCAGGAATTCCTATACCTGGTATTGCAGTACATACAGGCAACAAAAGAGTGTATTGGGCAAAAGAAAATGGATATACACATATTGAAGGATATTATGTTGAAAGTAAAGATGAACAAGCAGCAATAATTAGACGAACATTTATGGCACCTGAAAGAGGTAATTATGGAAAATAGACCAACA